AACACCTACGGCCGCCACGACAACGACTTCTTCGTCATGGAGAGGGTCATCACCCAGATGCTGGCCGGCGGCGCCGTCAGGCTCGGCCCGTTCTGGCCCGAGCGGAACTTCCTCTACGTTGACGACCTCGTCGACCTCTACCGGAGGGCCATGGCCGACCCGGAAGGGGCGGCGTCAGTGCGCGTGGCGACCCTCGGGCCGCCGAACGCACTGTCCATAGGAGCCCTGGTGGAGCTCGTGGCCGGCGTCCTCGGGTGGGACGGCGACGTGGAGTGGCTGACGCAGCAGGTTAGGCCAGGCGAGGTGGACCGCCTCGACTCGGAGACCACGCCCCTCCTGACGCTCGCGCTGGGGTGGGAGCCCACCACCGGCCTGGAGGACGGCGTGGCCCTGACAGCCCGCAAGTGGGGGTGGGGGGGATGAGCGACTTCTTCTTCTGGCTTTACATACGAACAGGCTGGCAGTGGGCCGGTCGTCGGGACCGAAAGTGGGCGAGCAGGAGCCTCTGGTGAGCACGTGTGCGTCGTGCGGGGGCTCCGGCTTCCTGGTGACGGGCGGCCGTTGCAGCTGCCCCGCCTGGGAGCGGGCGATGTTCGTGGGCAACGCCATCACGGCGGTGAGGGCCTGCGCCGACGCGTACGGGGACCCCGACGGGTCGCTGGCCGCCGCCCTGGCGGCTCTGGGGCGGGCCATGCCGAGCGTGCCGCACCCCGGGCTGAGGCCGGTTTGAGGCTCCTCGAGTGGAGGGTCTGGTCCCAGGAGATATCCGAGGACCTGGCCGCCTTCAGGGGGGTCAACACCGTGTGGGCGCCGAACGAGGGCGTGGCCCTGCTGAGGGGCAGACGGAGGGCCGCGGCCGACTGGGGCCTCAACGAGGGGGACGTCCACGCGTGGAGGGCCGAGCCGACCGGGGCGGAGGCGCCGGATCCCATCGCCGTCTGGCCCACGCCCGGGGACCTGGAGCGCTGGCGGAGGCGCCGTGCCTAGGCGGATATGCCTTGGGTGCGGCAGGACGTTCGCCGCGTCCGGCCGGAGGGCCTCGAGGTGCTCGCTCTGCCAACCTAACCCCACCAAGCCGCCCGGATACTACGGGGGGTGGCCGGTGGCGGCCAGGGCGGCAATCAACAACTGGGTGGCCGACAACGGGTACGTCTGCCCCGGGTGGGGGCGGCCAGAGCACGGCGCGGACCCGGCGGCGAACCCACTGACCGCGGACCACGTGGTCCCCAACTCGGCGGGGGGCGAGGCCGACGACGGCATAAGGGTTCTGTGCCGGGAGTGTAATTCGAGACGAGGGACTAGACGAAGGAGGAACGGATGATTGAGCCGATACTGATAGACGAGACAGACGACTTCAAGCTCGAGAACAGTGGGTGGGTGGCGGGCGGCGTGAACTGGGACCCCGACGTGAGGGTCTCCATATCCCCGGCCGCCGTCAGGCTCATGCACGGGATGGTCAGCGGCGGCGCAGACTGGCCTGGGACGGGGACCGAGGAGACAGTCGATCTTTCCTGCTGCCTCGGGGTCGAGTCAGTCGAGACAGTCGAGGAGCTGGGCGCGGAGCTTCTCACGACGGGGGACTTCTGTGTGACCACCCTGGAGAACGGGGACGTGCTGCTGCTGGGGGTCGGCAAGGTTACCGCCCTTGGCGCCAGGGAGCTGGAGGCGTCAGTGGGCGCGCGGCTCGGCGCCAGGCTAGGCCTGGCCCTGTCGGTCGTCGTGGTGCCGGGGGCCGAGGGCGTGTTCCAGGTGCTGAGGTCATGACCAGGCGGGGGTCATTGGCCGGGTTCTTCCTCCTGATGGTCCTGGCCGGGTTCCTGGTCCGCCTGCTGGCCGACGTAGCGCGGTGGTGGCTGGGGTGAGGCTGTCGGTCTGCGTTCCCACCGTGGGGCATAGGATCGGCCTGCTGACCAGGCTGCTGTGGACCATCGAGGAGCAGTCGGCCGGGTGGCTCGGTGAGTTCGAGGTGCTGCTGGCGCCGGGCAGGGCGCCGATGGGCACGAAGCTGGACGCGTGCTTCGCCGCGGCGCGGGGGGATTACGTGGTGGCGGTCGACGACGACGACTGGCTCTCGGCCGCCTACATGGCCGAGGTGCTCCCTCGGCTCGCCGGCTCGCCGGTGGACTTCCTCGGCTACAGGATCCTGGTGACCGAGGCCGGGCGGTACCAGATGGGGGTGGAGCACAGGGGGGACGTGCGCGGGTGGCCTGGTGCCGTGAGGGGCGTCAGCCCCAAGTGTCCGGTGAGGGTAGACCTGGCGCGCCGGGTGCCGTTCCCTAACAGGTATACGGGGGACAGGGACTGGAGCGCGACGGTGGGCGAGCTGGTCGTGACCCATGACTTCGTCGATCGTTACCTGTACTCCTACGACCACTGGGCCGACGAGATGCTGGGCACGGAGCCCGACCAGTTCCCCGGTGCATGGGTGGACACGGACAGGGTGGGCAGGTGGCCACTAAGTGGGTCAATGTCGCCGTGGGTGGTGACCGTTCCCGTCGCTGTGGGAAAATCTTCCTAATGAAACACATCGTATAGGAAGCACCGTCCTCCTTTTCTCTGTTCCCAGGTTTTCACTTCTCCGCGGACCAGGGGCCCTAGAATGGCCCGCATGGAGCCGATTGGGACCCAAAGCGTAGTACTAGGGCACCCCCGGAACGGGGCCGTGGCGGAAGATGTGGCGTCCCTGGCGTGTCTCTGCTGCGGGGAGGGGTTCCATCCTGGCGACCACCCGCGCCTCTACTGCGGGTCGTCGACCCGCTGCGCCCCCGGGGCGGGCGGCTGCAGGGGCCTCTGCCTGAACGCCGACCGCCGGGGATCGACTTGCGACTGCTGCGGGGCCTTTATCCCGAAGCCGGCCCACGGTCCCGTCCGTCGGTTCTGTCGCTCCAGCCACAAGGCCTGTCAGACCCAAGCGTGCATCAGGCTTTGCAAGGCCAGGTTGCCGGACGACCCGGCGCTGATCGCCGCCTACAGGGAGGCCCGCCGTGGGTGAGCGCGGGCCCCTCAGGAAGGCGGACCCGAAGGGGAACCGTACCAGGGCCGACCTCGCCGCGCGCGAGCCCGTCGCCGAACCGGTCGAGGCGGTCGAGGTGCCGGAGCCGCCGGCCGGCCTGTCGGCTACTACGCTGGAGCTGTGGGACGGCCTGTGGCGGTCTCCGGTGGCCAGGCTCCTCGACCAGACCGCCGACATGGGCGTCGTCCGCCGGTGGATAACTGCAGTCGAGGACCTCGAGACGGCCCGCCGGATCATCGGCCGGGAGGGCGTCACGGTCCTTGGCTCGAGCGGCACGCCGGTCCTGTCCCCTACCGCGAGGTGGGCGCAGTCCCTCGAGCAGACCATAGGCCGCCTGGAGAAGGAGCTCGGGCTCACGCCGCAGAGCCGCGCCAGGCTCGGGCTGACCATCGCGACCGGCCAGCTGACCGCCGCCCAGATAAACGCCATGGCCGGCGCCGCCCCGCCGGCCCTCCCCGCTCCCGCGGACCGGGGCGACGACGAGGAGCCGGAGGACGGCGAGTGGGCGGAGGCATGATCGCCATTCATACCTTCTGGAGGTACCTGGCCGACGGCACGATCGAGATTACCAAGCCTGGCCAGAGATGCGACTGGGCGGCCGGCGGCGCCTACGAGCAGGTAGGATGGGCGGTGCCGATCGGCCGGGCCGACGAGCCGGCCGCGCACGATATCGATGCGGACCGGACGGGGCCCGGCTGATGGCCCTCTCCCTCCTCACGAACTTCCGCCAGCCGGCGCCGGGCGAGCGCCGCCCCACGCGCGGCAACCACGCCATCCGCTGGATAGAGGCCCACTGCGTCTACACCGTCGGCAAGTGGGCCGGCAAGCCAGCGGTCCTCCTCCCGTGGGAGAGGCGGTTCATCCGAGCCCTGCTGTCGGTAGACCGACTGACGGGCCTCCGCGTCTACCGCTGGGCGCTGCTTGGGATCCCCAAGAAGAACGGCAAGACCGAGCTCGCGTCCTGGCTGGCCCTGTATATGCTCATCGGGGACGGCGAGCTGTCCGCCTGGGTCGCCTGCGCGGCCTCCTCGGACTACCAGGCCGACCTGGTCTTCGGCGCGGCCAAGAGGTGCGTCGAGTGGTCGCCGACCCTCTCGAGGATATGCGAGGCCTGGGAGAAGGAGATCACGGTCCCGTCCCTGCCGGGCGCGAAGCTCGTCAGGGTGGCCGCGGTGGTCGGCGCCAACGACGGGCCGTCGTGGCACTTCGTCGTCTGCGACGAGTTCCACGAGTGGGCCGGCAAGAAGGGCCGTGACACGCACACGGTCCTCACGAACGGCATCGGAGCGAGGGAGCAGCCGCTCATCCTGCAGGTGACCACGGCCGGGTGGGACCTCGACGGGACCGTGGCCGGCGAGCACTACGAGCTGGGGCTGGCCCTCGTGGATGACCCGTCCGTCGACCCCCGCTACCTGTTCTGGTGGTACCAGGCGGACCTGTCCGGCGCGGACGACTGCCCCGCCTGCCTCGACCCGCGGGACGACGCCGCGGCGCACGCCGGCTGCTGGAGGGACTGGAGGGTGTGGCGCGACGCCAACCCCTCCTGGGACATCACGCTCCCGAATACCCGCGCCTACCTCGAGGACCAGCTGAACAAGAAGACCGAGTCGGTGTTCAAGCGGTACTTCCTCAACCTGTGGGTGCTGTCCGAGGACCTGTGGCTGCCGGACGGCGCGTGGCAGAGGTGCAGGGTCAGGGACCTGGCCGGGCCCGGCCTGGTGGACGGCTTCGACGGCCGGTCCCCCCTGATGGTGGGGATCGATGGCGGGCTGAAGCGCGACTCCTTCGCCGTGGTGGCCTGCCAGTGGCGGGACCTCGACGGGGCCAGGAGGCTGGTCGCGCGTAACGAGGTGTGGAGGAACCCGTACCCGCCCGGGCACTCGGCCCACGGCAGGTGGAAGCTCAACCTCGGGGACCCGCTCGCCAGGCTGAGGGAGCTCAGGGACGCCTACCCGGCGGCTGCCCTGGAGGGGGTGCCGGGGCCGGCGTTCGCGTACGACCCGAGGTTCCTGGAGTACCCGTCGCAGGGGCTCACTATGGAGGGCCTCAACATGATCGAGTTCCCGCAGACCGACGCCCGCATGTGCCCGGCGTCGGAGACCACCTACGGGCTGGTTCTGTCGGGGGTCCTGGCCCACGACGGCGACCCGGAGTTCGAGAGGCAGGTGCTGTCGTCGGTGCAGAAGCAGAGGGAGTCCGGGTGGCGGATCAGCCGGCCGACCGGGGGGAGGAAGAACAACGACTCGGGGGTGGCCCTCGCCATGGCGTGCGCGCTGGCGTCGAGGGCGGAGGAGGAGCCGGAGGACCTGACGCCCTCCGTGTGGTAGGGGTTGGTTCCAGGGCCGGCCGGCGGGGGGAAGGACCCGGCGACCGGCCTGGAAGTCTTTAACCGATGATAGCGGCGACTACCGCCAGCCCTACGAGGACTAGCCCAGCTACGCAGGCGAAGTAGCCGGCCCAGGCGAGCCAGGGGAGGGCCCGCCTCATCGCGGGGCCTTCCGCAGGACCAGTCCGCCGGAGGCCACTAGGGCTAGCCCCAGGGGCGCCAGCCAGAGGACCGCGATGCCGGTGTATGGCAGCTCTGGCGGCGTCGGCGCGGTGACCCGCGGGACCCAGGTCGTGGCAGGGGCGCCAGCTGTCGTGGTGGTCGCCGCCTCGGTAGAGGTGGTGGCCTCGGGTCCGGTGATGGTGGTCGCCGCCTCGGTAGAGGTGGTGGTCGTCTCACCGGTAGTGGTGGTGGTGGTCCCGGGGTCCGGCACGAAGCTCACCGACCAGTGGCTTATGTCCTTCCCGGTCGGGTGGCCGAAGGTTACCTCGGCGGCCGGCGGGTCCACCTCGATGTAGACGGGACCCCCGTCTTCCTGGTTGGCGCTCCCCGCCTTCACGCAGTACCCGTCGATCAGGTAACCGGCCGGCGCAGTTACGGTCACTGTCGCCATGTCTGCGCCCTCTGGCATGTCCACCTTCCCGGAGCTGAGACCGTCGCAGACGTCTCCCGGCGCTCCCGACGCGGGCAACGCCAGTGCGGTAGCGCCCAGGGCCATGGCGAGGACTACGCCCCACCTGGTAAGTGTGTTCATCTCCTGCCTTCCCTTCCGTATGCGTCGAGGCGCCCGCCGATGGCAGTTGGCGCGCCCTCCTTTTCGAGCCCCGCGGCGCGCAGCAGCGCGCGCCATGCGTAATGGGTCCTCAGTGTCAGTCTTACTAGTCGTCTCCGTCTCATAGTCCCCTCCTTCTTGTCCAAGTAGCCTGGCCGTTCGCCGGGCCCAGCTTGGCCGTCATGTACTTCGCTATCAGCTCCCACCCCCCCGCCACCGCCAGGTCCACCGGCCTTGTCTCGGTCAGGCGGAGCCTGGCCACGTCCTCGAGGTCCCGCTTGGTCGCCGCCGCGGCCCACGACCCGTCGTCGCCGTCCCTGTGGTAGGGGTCCGGGTGGTTCATGACAGCCGCCATGTGCCATGGCTCCTGTGGCGTATGGCGTGTTCGGGGGCGAGGGCCTCGGCCTGCAGGCAGTTGACCGCCCTGGGCCCGAGCTCTACGTCGTCCAGCCGCCAGGTCATCAGTCGCCCCCACTGCGCCTCCCAGGCCGTTACCAGTCTCGACTCTGGTTCCACGCGGCTCATTTGTCTACGACCAGTCTCTGGCCCTTGCCGGTGCCCAGGGTTGTGAACGCCCGGTATTTCCGCCAGTGCCGGCCGCAGCCGTTCGCCCACTGCCCGCGGATGGTCGTCTTGAAGTCGTACATCGTTCGCGTGGCGCATCCGCCCTCGGCCGCGAAGTCGCAGGCGGGCATCCTCGAGACGGTCACCGTGTCGCTCATTACTTCACCTTCGCCGTTCTCGTCGGGAACTTGGCCGAGCATGTCGACCACCCAGGCGAGCTGGGCCGCGGAGAGCTTCACGCCTGTGTTGCCGAGCCCCTCGGTGTAGGCCCTGTCGTACCGGCCGATGGCCAGGCCCTCGGGGACCGCGGAGTTGAAGCCGGATACGGCGGTCTCGAGGAGTGTCTCCCTGGCCGTCTTGGCCATTAGCGAGCTGGCCGCGCGGTGGGTGCGTAGTGCCTTGAGCTCCGTCTCCCTCTCCCAGGTGTGGAGGATGGCGTTTGGGCGGGTGACGAAGGTCAGGACCTCGCCCGGTTCGGTCCGTCCGCCGTGCAAGTAGGTGGCTGACTCGTTCTGGTTGACGCGGGGTTCCCCGTCGTCGCCGATTATGGCGACTCGTACGCCGCCGGTCTTCGTGGTCTCCCGGTAGAAGCGGGAGCCGTGGTCGATGCCCTTGTAGGTGACGCCGGTCTCCAGGATGCGGACCCTGTCGGGGTTCGCATGCTGGTACTCCTTTGCGGCGTGGGCGTAGTCCCCGCCGACCTCTATGTCCTTGGTCCTCATGTCCTGTCCTTCCCTCCGCCCCGGGTGGTTCCCGGGCGCGTGTGTTCATTATACACCGCATCCGCGCCCCCGGGAGCCCCCCGATAGGGAATATTCCGGGGGTGCGGGCCGGTGTCGTCTGGGGCCATCATTGGCGTGTGAGAAGGAGGGAACCGTGAGGCTGGACTGGCTCGCCGACGTCCACCGCGACGCCGGGCTCGCCGTAGTCGAGCACACTGGGTGGGCGACCCGCACCCTCCGCCCGTTCGACGAGTACCACCCGGTCGGCCTCCTCAACCACCACACCGCCGGCTACAAGGTCCTAACGGCGTACCCCGGCCCCCCCTACTACAGCAACACGTCGCTCCAGGACAAGTGCAACATCACCATCCGCGGCGACGGGACCGTGGTGGTCCTCAACGCCGGGTGGGCCAAGGACTCCGGATACGGGGACCGGAGGGTGCTCGCCGCGGTGAGGGCCGGCCAGCCGGCGCCCGCGCCGACCGACACTTACTCCAGCCTGGACCCGGTCACGCCGGGCGGGGCCAACCCGGGGGTCGGCGGGAACGCCTGGTTCATCGACAACGAGGTCCAGCACCTCGGCAACGGCACCTACATCGCCGGGGCCCAGCGCGACGCCCTCATCCGATCCAACGCGGCCGTCCTCGCCCACCTGGGCTGGGACCCGGCCACCAGGCTCATCGGCCACAGGGAGTGGACGACGAGGAAGGTAGACCCGCGCTGGGGCGGGTTCGCCAACCCGATGCCGCAGATACGACAGGACACACTACTAGCAAAGGACGACGACATGACACCAGAGGAAGCACGCACGGTAATGAGGGAGGAGCTCGACCGCCGCATTGACGGCAAACCAGGGGCCGTCAACGGCTTCCAGGGGGTCGGCCAGGGCGTGGGCCTCAACCCCGTCGGCCGCTCGGGGCTGAACGTCGTCGGGATGCTCCAGCGCGTCTACACGAACGTGGGGGTCCTGCTCACCGCCCACAACGCCGGGAAGCTGGGGACCACGGCCACCGCCGTCCTCACCGGGGTGGACGACGCGGTCCTCGAGGCCATCGCCGAGGCAGTGGCCGACGAGCAGGCGGCCCGACTGCAGGAGTAAGCGGGCCTACGGGGGTTGGCGCAGTCTGGCAGCGCGCCCGGTTCGGAGCCGGGAGGCCGGAGGTTCGAGTCCTCCATCCCCGACCAGGGCCGGCCCGCCGCAAGCAGGGGAGGGTGACCTCCTTCCCCTCCCCGCGGCGGCCCGGCCCCGACAACATACGACGAGAAGGAGGTACGGTTTGAGAGATGGCGAGACCGCGGCGATGGCGTTCATCCACCCGGGGGAGGTGGCCGGCGTGTTCGCCGCCTCGCTGGCGGTGTCTGCCAGGTCGCACCCGGAGCTGACCGGCCTCATGTCCAAGCAGACCGGGCCGCGGATCGCGGCCGCCCGCAACCAGCTGGTGAGGGAGTTCCTCACGTCCGGGCACGACTGGCTGCTCATGGTGGATGGGGATATGAAGTTCGGCCCGGGGGACACGCGCCTGGTGCTGGACGCCGCGGACGTCGACGAGCGGCCCGTGGTGGGGGGTCTCTGCTTCGCCATGCAGCAGGGGGTCCTGTTCCCGACCATGTACAAGTACGCCGACGACGGCGAGACGTTCCTCTCGGTGGTGCTGTACCCCCCGAACCAACTGGTCGAGGTCGACGGCACGGGGGCCGCCTTCCTGCTGGTGCACCGCCGCGTCTTCGAGGCCGTGGCGATCGCCGGCGACGCCGACGCCGTGCACCCCTGGTTCGCCGAGGCAGTCATAGGGGGCAGGGAGCGCGGCGAGGACCTGACGTTCTGCCACAGGGCCAGGAGGCTCGGCATCCCGATCAACGTCCACACCGGAGCCCGCATCGGCCACAGGAAGGACCGCATCCTCACCGAGGCCGACTACGTGGAGCAGCTCAACAGCCCGCCGCTCGTCGTGACCGGCCCGCCCGGCCTTCCGGAGCGGTGGCTGGCTGGCCTGCTGAACGGCCTCCACACGCCGGCGGAGGTTAGGGCCCTGTTCCCGCTCGGGTCGATGACCGACCCCGGCGCGATGGGCTCCAGCCCGTTCAGAGCAGAGATATCGTGGCCGGCAGCCCCGAACGCGCGCCTGGCGGCCGACCACGGGTGCCCGGTGGTGTACGTGGACCCGGGGGCCGGCGCGGCCCTGGCGCAGTCGGACACAGTGTTCACCTGCGGCCCGGGCGACGAGGAGGGACTCGCCCTGGCCGCCCTGCTTGGGGAGGAGTGGCCGGAGGTGGCCGCCGATTCTCCGGAGAGGCCGGTGCGCGCCGCGCAGGCCCACGCCGCATTCAGGGCCATGGTCGGCGACGGCGGCATCGGCCTGGACGAGCTGTCCGACCCGTCGGGGGCCGGCCTCAGGGCGCTGCTCGCCGCGGCCGGCTATACGAGGGACCTCGCCGCGTGCGCCGCGGCCCTGGGGAATGCCGGGCCGCCGCCGTGCTGACCGCCCTCATAGCGGTGGCCGCCCGCGCGTACGTGTGGGGGCAGTGGCTGGTGCCAAGGGCCCTCGAGCTGGCCGGTTACGCCGCGGTGGCATACGGCTTCTGGCTGGCGTGGGAACCGCTCGGGTGGATTGCCGGCGGGGCGGCCGCCCTTAGTATTGCCCTGTCAGGCCGCCGGCCGTAAACTGGAGCAGAGTGAGCATTCTCAGAGAGGCCTTCGCCCGCGGCAACCCGCTCGAGAACCCAGAGAGGCGGGTGACCGGGGCGGAGCTCGTAAGCATCATGGATCAGTTCGGCGTGTCGCAGACGGGCAAGTCGGTCGCCGGGCCGCTCGTGAACCCCGGCACCGCCACCAGGATGATCGCCGTGCTCAGGTCGGTCACCCTCATCGGCGGCCTGCTGGGCTCCCTGCCCTTCAAGGCGTTCGACGAGGAGAAGGACGAGGTCCCGGTCCCCCTCATCGACAACCCCTCCCCCGACCAGACAAAGCACGAGTGGTTCGAGACCATGGGCATCCACCTCGGGCTGCAGGGCAACTACTACGGGGAGAAGGTCAGGGACACCGGGGGGGAGGTCATCGGCGTCATCCCGTACCAGCTGGGGCAGCTGGAGGCGCACCGGGGCACCCGCACGGCGGACAACCCGAGTGGGAAGGTGTTCGTCGAGAGGGGGAAGTCCCTCGAGAGGACGCCGCGGGAGGTGTTCCACGTCCCCCTCTACTCCACCGACGGGGTCAGGGGGCTATCCCCGATCGGCGCCGCCAGGGAGGCCATAGCCTCGGCCCTCTCCGCCGAGGAGTTCGCCAACCGCCTCTGGTCGGCCGGCGGGCTTGCGCAGGGCATCCTCTGGACCGACGCCAAGCTCGACAACGAGAAGGCCGAGTCGATCAAGCGCAGGTTCATGGCGAAGGTCTCCGGCATCCGCAACGCCTTCGATATCGCCGTCCTCGACTCCGGCCTGAAGTACGAGAAGCTCTCCATCCCCCCGCAGGACCTCCAGTTCCTCGAGGCCAGGGGCTTCCAGGTGGTCGAGATCGCCAGGCTCTACGGCCTCCCGCCCCACCTGCTCGCCCACCAGGAGCGGCAGACGTCGTGGGGCACCGGCATCGAGCAGCAGAACATAGGCTTCGTGGTGTACACCATGGACCCGACGTGGTTCAGCAGGATCGGGGCCAGGGTGACCCTTGACCTGCTCCGAGACGGCGGCGACGTCCCCAACGCGCGGCCGCTGGCCCCGCCCGGGGTGACGGCCGAGTACGCCGTCCAGGGCCTCCTCAAGGGGGACAGCAGGGCGCGGTCGAGCTTCTACCAGACCCTCTACGAGATCCGTTCCATGACCCCCAACGAGATAAGGGACCGGGAGAACCTCCGGCCGTACGACGGCGGCGACGACTTCTACACCGGGCCGGTGACCCCGTCGACGATCGCCGAGGAGCCAGAGGAGTGAGCTACGGGGAGAAGGCCATCGAGCTGGCCCAGGCCGCCCTGGACGGGGGGGACCCGGCGGCCGCGCGCCAGTTGCTTGTTCAGGACGGGAAGTGCGGAGCCTGCGGCGTCGGGCTCTGGAAGACGGACCGGTGCCTGGACGAGGAGGAGGGGATCCTGAGGGGCATCCTCTGCGGCCGGTGCGCCGGCTCGAGCCTCAGGGGCCACTCGCCCAGCGACCTCCGCGGGATGGCCGACTACCTCCAGGCCACCTGGGACGAGGTCCGGCTCTCGCGCGCGGCCGGGTGGGTCGCCGCCTGGCGGGCCGGGTCTACCATGGAGCGCATCGCCGAGGAGACGGGATACCCCGCTGAGATGATTGAGGGGGCCGTCAGGAAGGCGGCGACGCGACACGACGTAGCCGAGAGGCTGACCAAGATGGGGAACGCATGAACATCGAGGAGATCCGCAAGCTAGTCCCGGACGGGGGCCGCGAGGTCCGCGTCGTCTCCGGCGGCCTGGAGATCCGCGCCGAGGACGACGGACAGCCGGGGTGGGCCCTCGCCGGCCACGCGGCCGTGTTCGACCAGGAGACGGTCATCTGGAACATGTGGCGCGAATCCATCGCCCCGGGCGCCTTCGACGACGTCCTCGACGACGACGTGCGCCACCTCATCAACCACGACCCCAACCTCGTCATGGCCCGCACCAAGAGCGGCACCCTCTCCCTCGAGCAGGACGAGGTCGGCCTCGCCTACGAGGCCCAGCTGAACCCGAACGACCCGGACGCAGTCTCCGCGAGGGAGAAGGTCCTGCGCGGCGACGTGGACCAGTCGAGCTTCGCCTTCATCGTCGCCGAGTCGTCCTGGGAGGACGAGGACGCGGACGACGGCACGCTTCCCCATCGCCGCATCACAAAGATGAGCAGGCTGTACGACACCTCCACGGTCACCTACCCCGCGTACGAGGGTGCCGACTCCGGCATCAGGTCAGCGGCCATAGACGCACTGGGGTCGGCCCAGGGCCTGGACGCGTCGGTGAAGCTGCGGCTGCTCCGCGCGTTCGAGGAGGCGGGGGACGACGTGGCCACGCTACTGTCCGCCATATCAGAGTTTGAGCGCGTCGTCCGCGAGGCCCAGCAGGGCCCCGAGGACGGCGGCGACCCGGACCCGGCCGAGGCCGGGCCGGAGGGCGGCGAACCCGACGAGGGCGCCGCGGTCGACGGGGCACCGGCGGAACCGGGCCCGGCCGACGAGGACGACGCCGAGGACGACGTCGCCGAACCCACACCAGAGGGCGACGACGACGGGCCGACCGAGTCGGAGGCCGAGCGCTTCGAGCGCGAGGCCACCGAGAGGCGGCACGCCAGGCGTCAGGCCCTCATGACCACCAAGGAGTAATACGCAATGAACAAGCTCCAAGAGCTTGTCGACAAGCGGAACACCCTGTGGGCCCAGATGCAGGAGGTCGCGACCGGCGGTTTCGCCGACGCGGCCCAGCGTGAGCAGTACACCCAGCTCGAGACCGAGCTGGACGAGAACGAGGCGGCAATCGCCGTCGAGGAGCGCCACATCGAGCGCGCCCAGACCTTCGCCGGACGGGAGAACCTCCCGGCCGACAACGGCCCGGCCGCCGACGACGCCCCCGAGTACAACTCGGTTTTCGAGAAGTGGCTGCGCCACGGCATCACGGAGCTCGACCCCCAGGAGCGCAAGGTCCTCCAGACCGGCGCCATCTCCCACGACCAGCCCTTCCAGGTGAGGGGCGGCATGTCGGCGGGCGAGAAGCGCGCGCTCGGGACCCTCGCCGGCACCGCCGGCGGGTTCACGGTCCCCGAGGGGTTCTGGAACCAGATCGTCGAGGCCCGCAAGGCCTTCGGCGGCCTGCGCAACGCACCCACCTTCAAGCTGCAGACCGGGCAGGGGAACGACATCCCCGTCCCGACCGACGACGAGACCGGCGTGGCCGGCGAGTACATCGGGGAGAACCAGCTCGTGGGCGAGCAGGACATCGCGTTCGGGCAGAAGACCCTCAAGGCCTTCACCCTGACGAGCAAGATCGTCCGCGTTCCCTTCCAGCTCCTTCAGGACTCCGCGTTCGACATCGAGGCCCACGTGGCCCGCAAGCTGGGCCAGCGCATAGGCCGCGCCGAGGCGACGAAGTTCGCCACCGGCACGGGCCTAGACGAGCCGGAGGGGATCCTCACGGCTGCGCCGGTAGGCTACACGGTCACCGGCACCTCCAGCTTCGTGTACGCCGACTTCGTCAACATCGTGCACTCGGTCGACCCCGACTACCGTCAGGACCCGAGCACGGCGTTCGTGATGTCGGACGACGCGCTGAAGGCGGCCCGCCTCATCACCATCAGCTCCTCGGACGACCGGCCGCTCTGGCAGCCGGGCCTGACCGTGGGGGAGCCGAACACCATCCTCCAGTACTCGTACTGGGTCGACAACGGTTTCGACCTTGTCGCCACGGGCAACACCCCGATGGTCTTCGGCGCGCTGGCGAACTTCTGGATCAGGGACGTCATGGGCGTACAGCTCATGCGCCTAGACGAGAGGTACGCCGAGTACGGCCAGGTGGCCTTCCTCGCGTTCGCCAGGAACGACTCCAAGCTGATCGACGCCGGACAGGGGCCCATCAGGGCCCTGAAGATGGCATAGGGGGTATAGGCAACATGGCATCACCATACAACCTGTACAACGACCTCGTCGTGGCATCGGCGGTCGACGCCTCAGGGACTGCGAACCTGTTCGCGACGGTCACCAGCTTCGACAGGCTGAACGGGGCCAACCCCGTCCACGACCTCGTCGCGGCCCTGGTGGTCGCGGCCGTGACCACCGGCCCCTACACCGTCACGATGGTGGAGAGCGAGACGACCGACGTGGCCTCGGCCATGACGGCGGTGTCCGACGACGACGTCCAGGGGTCCAACCCGCTGGTCCTCACCACGGACAACGACAACGCGGTGCACTACCTGGGCTACCTCGGGGACGCACGCTTCGTCGGCTTCACGATCGACGGGACGGGCTCGCTCGGGGCCAACGTGCTCTGGGCCGCCGGCAACCCGCGCGGGAACATCCGCTAGGCGACAAGTCAATAAAGTGAAAAGGGAGGGCCCCCTTCACGGGGGGCCTTCCTAGTTCGAGACCCTTACCTATCGGCTTACGTTCAGCGGATGGGTCGCTTGGCGGGCGCAATAGGTGCAGGACAGACGGCGGGGCTCGTTGAGGATGTTCCCGTCGTAGTAGTCTTCGTCGGTTATCTGGAACCCGCAGACCGTGCGGTCACCGTTAGCCATGTGCCGGGCACCGGTCCGAAAGACGACGGTTGAGGTCCTGGTGGTCATGAGTTGTGTCTGTGCTTCGTTGCTCATGACATAATTATACTACGTTTCTCGCCCGCCGGGAGCCCCCCTGCGGCAGTTTTCCAGGTATTTCTCCCTGGTACGATTGCCCCATGTCAGACCTGGTCGAGTTCCGCCCCCTGAACGACTACCTGGTGAGGGGCGTGGGCGCCGACCTCCGCCTGGAGGTCGCCGTCGGCGGGACCCTCGCCGAGGCCTCGTCCGTCTCCGTGGCGGTCGTGGGCCAGGAGCTGGGGACCGTAACCACCTCCGCGGTGGCGGCCCTATCAACCGGGGACTACGGCGCCTTCGTGGACGGCCCCGACATAGCCGGGCTGGACCAGCTCGACGCCGTGTGGACCGTGGTCTTCGGGGCCGTCACCCACACGTTCGAGGCCTCATACCTCGTGGTCAGCGACGTCCTGTTCACCCTTGAGCAGGTGCGGAGCCTGGACACCGGCCGCCTCACGCCGGCCAAGCTCTCGGACAGGTCGGCCCTGGAGCTCAGGCAGATAGCCGTCGAGACATTCCAGGACTTCCTCGGATTCCACATCGGGGCCAGGTACGAGCGCGTCGTGGTCGGCGGGTCCGGCTTCACCACCGTCGTCCTGCCGAGGTACCACTGCTCCGCCGTCAGGTCCCTGTCCATAGACGGCGCCGCCGTGACGTTCGACGAGGACTCTGTGCAAGTAGAGGACTGGGGCGAGCTCTGGTACGACGGCGGGTTCCCCACCACCAGGCGCCGGAACGTGACAGTCGGCCTGGAGCACGGCCTGGACCCCGTACCGCACCGGCTCAGGCGCGCCGGCCTCGACTTCCTGAAGGGGGCCCTCTCGCCGTCGGAGACAAACGAGCGGGCGATCATCGTGACCGACGAGACCGGGACCTACCGGCTGCAGCAGCCCGACAACAGGGACAGGCCGACCGGGATCCCGCAGGTCGATTCGGTGCTCTCCCGCCTCCGCCTGCCGGGGATAGCCTGATGCCCGCCGTCTGGACCATGCCCGCGTGGGTCGACGCCCTGCGGGCGAGCCTGACCGACCGTCTGGCGGCCGCCGGGGAGGACGGGGTCCAGGTGTCCACCGGGCCACTAACCGAGTCGGAGATGGAGCCGGAGCTCATCGCCGTCCTCAGGGTCAGGGCCACCGAGGGCCAGGCGACGATGGGCGGCGGCGGCGACGGGACCAACGTCAGGAACGAGGAGGAGTACGTCGTCGAGGGCGCCATCAGGACCACCGAGCTGGTGGGGGAGGACGGCACCGAGGAGGCGATAAAGGCCGCCAGGGACAGGGCAGTGGCCATCCTCGGCCACCTAGAGGCGGAGGTCAGGACCACGCCGAACCAGGCAGGGTCACCCGGCTTCAGGTCGGCGACCGTCACCAAGAAGGAGCTCGACCAGCTAGTGTCCCCCGACGGGACG